CTCTAATAGTAAGAGCAGCTTCTTATGGACTACAGCTGCTTCTGCATCACGCCCTACTGGGAACCGCTGTTTTAGTACATCTTCACACTCATACATTGCAAAGTTAGTTACAACCGTACTAGTTAAGTCAGTACCGTATATCGCACGCTGTTTAGCCCACTCATACTTCACTGACGGCCACGCACGTATCTGCGGCGTCCGTTTGATCCACGTCGCAAGTTTAGTCTTAGACATCATACACAAAGTAACGAATTTCGTCCTGTGACGGTAACTATCACTAATGTACTCTTTATCCTCATCATACTGTGAATGCACACTCCCCGACGGTGACCACTGCCATCTATTATCAATATACTTGTTCCATGTCATTTCGCGATACTTATAACCATTCTGTTTCCCCATAATAAAAACGTCACGCGCTATGTTAAACACGGTTTCTGCATTAACTTTTACAGTGTCGGGCATCGTCCTGTGTTGTTTTTCACTGGCCCAATCAACTTTACCTTGTCCTCTATTAATCAGTACCTGTAATTCAAATAAAGACGTCAAGTCAAGTAGCTCTGGATTATGAAGTGACTTTAATGGTACAGATACATCTTTTAACCTATCTGATAGCGTACCAATATTCTGCGATGTCCAAATAGCCTTACATCCCAGCAGCAGCCTAGCGTAATTCTCTTCTACTGTCAAGAAATATAATAAGAAAGTACTCACGACGGCTTCATTAATGCCCGATATGCGCCTCAAACACGATAATACACACTGCATATACCCCTTGTTTCTCTTATATTCACTAGCTAAATCCCAGATTTCCTCAGGACGTAGGTGAGTGTGGTGTTCACCTGTAACAGCACTACGCTCAAATTCACCTGGTCTAGGCGCTTCACAAGATCCCAATATACTAACAAGAAAGTTATGATCATAATTAAAGTATCTAGCTAAGAAAGCAACATCTTCAACTCTTCCATAAGTGAAATCACGTACTTGGCTAAAAGCCGCCGCATATGCTTGTTTCACACGCGGTGGCGCATGCTTAATAGGCGAGTCCAACCATAGGTACTGCCCTCTTATCGCGCCGAAGCAAATATTGAGCACTTTAACACTACACCAACCTTCGACAAACCACCCATGATAACTCTTCCGATCAGAGTGGTCTTCCAAGGCATTAATCAGAACCCATTCTGCACGGTGCCTGTCGACGATCGTAAGAGTACGTGACGACGTGGCGATCCATAC